AACAATCCCCTGCGCCTCATCAACATTGATTTGGCCGGTGATTGCCTTGAACTCAGTGGCGTGATCGATCGACTGGGTGAACTGCATTGCTAACTCCTCGAAGATGTCCTAGACATATTAGATGAAAAGAACATCTCTCCACAGGAACGCTTTTTCAGTAAATTGCTATTTTACTGAAATCAGCGGCGGAAACGCAAAACGCAACGACAGTTGATGGTCAGATGCGGAGGAGCGAGTGGGTCACCGGGGAAACGGAGCACGGAGTCGCCTGCCGCGAAACCATCCATGATCCCAACAGTCTTATTGTCGAGTAGAGCGTGAGCCTGCCGGACCCGAGCATCTTTTCTCGTTTTCCACGTCTTTGTCGGGATGCCGATTGCGCGGCTACCGAAATATGTCCCAGCATTCAACGCAGTCTGCGTCTCGTGTTCTGCCATAACCCGACGACGCTTGCCGATGAGATTGGCAAAAATTGCTACCAACGCAGCCTTCAACAGGCTCGACCTGGCCTCATCGTCTTCCTCCCGTAGGGCCATCGCAACCAAAAGCGCAGCGGCAACCTCTTCGCGAGTTGACTCGTTGGCCTTCTGAGCGCGCTTGACCTGCTCGTCGAGGTACTCCTCAACTTTCTCCTCGTCAGGCGTCGCGTCCATGCCTGCTTCCTCGGTGATCATCTCAACCGAGTCATCCAGTGCAGCCTTCAGCAGCGGACGCAAATCATCACGCAACTGTCGATCCCACGCATCCTGATCAAAAATTTGATCGACGGTCAGGGTGCCGTCCTTCATCGCGCGACGCGACTTCGCCCCAAGCGCCTTTTCAATAATCACCCGCTGCTGACGTTCGAAGAATCGCTCCAACGAACGGTCAATAATTTCCACCCAGCGGTCATTCGCCTTCTCAGCCTTGACGTCCCACGAAGTCAGATCCTGAGTCTCGGTTTTGACCCGATACTCGCCGACGCTCTCGCTCAACTGGCCTTCGGGCACTGGCTCGATCGCGTTCTGGATTTCTGGAGCAACTGGCTGACCGGCGGCAGGTTCCGCTCCCGGTTGGGCCTCCGCTCCTGGCGCGCCTGGAGGTGCCGCGCCGGGTGGGAGTTCTCCCGGCTGACCGCCAGGCTGGCCAGGGCCGGCTGGCACGGCGCCAGCCTCGGCAATCGGCGACTGCTCTTCGAGACTGAACGGCTTTTCCGTGTTGGCGATCGGAACAAGGTTTGGATTCGACAGCAACTGGTCGGCAATTTCAGACTCCACCGTCTTCTTGCCAGTGCGATCTCGATACTCGTTGACACTGATCAAACCCTGCTGATACTCCTCCATCAGGTACCGCTGACGCTCCTGCTTGGAGATGATGAGGATGGGGACCGAACTGGTGTCGAAGTCGATGTAATACTTCGGATCGAGGTCGTCCAACCCACGAGCAATCGGCTCCAAGTGGGGCAGCATTGTCTCCATCCAGAAAACGCGCAGTTCCTCGGCGGCGTTCGAGAACGTACGGCCAGCAGCATTTCCAATGACCGATTCGGGCACGCCGAAGGAAGCGAGAATTTCTTCCTTGGTCAACTGCCTCATCTGAATGTAGGCCGCATCACGTGGGTTCGATGCAGTGTCGACAAAGTCGGCACCGTCGTCCGAGGAGATCACACCGACCGACCCAGCGCGGTTCAGGTTGCCGCGGAACCGGCTCCGAAGTTCGTCCTTGTCTTCTTCATCAATCTCACCGCGGATAACGAGGAGACCGCCAGGGCGACCGTCATTCAGTAAAAAGTTGCGGTTGTAGATACGAGCAAGGTTTTCGATTTCGATCGCGATGCCAGCCGACTCCATCGGGGTGAGCGACAGGTACGGATCCAATGGGTGCGGCTTCCGCAACCAGATCACTCGTTCAGGTGCGATGGTGATTCTCTGCCCAGATGGAAGATCGACGTTGTACCCCGCCACAAATTTGCGTGGATCCGGGATCGGTGAGGTGTGCTGTGGTGGGAGCAGGTTGAGGGCGATCACGGAACCGTCGCGACCGAAAATCTTCTCGATAAATACTCCACGGCTCGACATCAACAACTGGCTTGAGAGCCGATAGCGGAAAATAAACGAGTTTTCGGCCGGGTTGGTCTTGGTATTTAGAATGTCGAGAACGTTGTGCTTCTTGTCGACGATCTCACCGTTCGGGTCGTTGTCTTTCCGCAAGACCATCGGCAGTCGTGCTTGGTTCCCGGCAATTGCGTCGATGCAACGGGAAACCCAGACGACTTTCTGCATACCTTCTCGGTATGCCCGCTCGATGTCCCAAGAGTCGCGATACGAGCGTCCTGCCAGACCAGTGTTTACAGAAACTGGCGCACCTGGGCCAAGAGACGCGGCTTTCGACGATGTGTCGGCCCGAAGGTCCTTGGTCTCTCGCGAATTCCATGCCATGTTTAGTCAGATCCCAAGAGATAGCCGAAGACGCCGCAGGCGACACCTGCGGTGATAAAACCTGCCGCGGGCAACAGCAAAGCCGCACCCGCTGATGTCAATAGTATAAATGACAGCATGAGCAAATTGGCGGTGATACCGCGCCAGTTCAGATTTATGATCCGTGAGACAAAGTTCTTCACATGCACCTCGAGCCGACAACTTATACTAACCTAAACGGAAAGGCGTGGAGAAACGTATGGCCGACTGGCAAAAAGTTCTACAATATCTAGAGCCCAAAACCACCGAATACTGCCCAGAAGAAGCATCAATTACTCAAAAAGTTTTTCTGCGGACGAACGCTCTTGAGGCACTTTTCGGTGGGGCAGCCGGTGGCGGCAAGTCATCAGCACTGCTCATGGCGGCCCTTCAATATGTAGACGTACCCAACTACAGCGCAATCCTTTTCCGTCGCACCTACGCCGACCTTGCTCTGCCCGGCGCGATCATGGACCGTTTTGTCTCGTGGATGGCGCCGTACGACGACGTCAGATGGAACTCCAACAACTACACGGCGGTCTTCCCGTCCGGTGCCCGCGTATCCTTCGGCTACCTCAACAACAGCCAGGATTACCTGAGGTATAAGGGTGCGGAGTTCCAGTTTATTGGCATGGACGAGGTGACCGAAATCCGCGAGTCCGACTACCGGTACCTGTTCTCCCGTCTCCGCCGACCAGCGTCAGGACCATTGTCTCAAGTGCCACTTCGAATGAGGGCCGCATCCAACCCTGCACCGAACTGGGTCAGGCAGAGGTTCATCGTTGAGGGGCGTCAGACGGGAAGAATTTTTGTGCCGTCAAAATTGACAGACAACCCCGGAATCGACGCCGCGTCATACCGTCAGTCACTCCAAGCCCTCGACCCAGTCGAACGCAGACGACTCGAAGAAGGCGACTGGTGGTCCACCACTCTCGGCTCACTTTTTGAACGTGAAGCGTTTGTTGTGATCGATCCGATGGATGTACCAGAGGTCACGTCTATGGCCCGCGTCTGTCGTTTCTGGGACCTGGCAGCGACGGAACCCAGCCAATCCAATCCCGATCCAGACTGGACGGTAGGCACCTTGATGCTGTTCGATCAGGGCATCGCCTACGTTCTGGACGTCAGAAGAATTCGGGCCAAGGGCGACCAGGTGGAAAAATTGATCGCCCAGACAGCGTACGAAGATGGCACTGCGGTGGCGATCCGCATGGAGCAGGAGCCGGGTTCCTCGGGCAAGGCGCTGGTCGACCAGTACGCACGTTATGTCGTCCCTGGATACGATTTTTCTGGCATCCGGGCAACCGGCGACAAATTGACCCGCGCCCGACCGTTCGCTGCGGCGGTCGCGAACGGCAATGTTCGCGTAGTCCGCGGACCGTGGCTTACCGAATGGATGGATGAGTTTGCGTCGTTCCCAGAAGCGGCAAACCACGATGACCAAGTCGACTCGGCGGTGGGCGCGTTCACACTTTTGACTGGCCTGGGGTTGCCACAACGGAAACGAGCCAGTATCATCCTCTAGGTCCAACTAGCCTAGAGACGGAGCACCTATTGAGCACCGAACTACCCGAGTGGGTAACCACTCACAAAAAAGCAATCATGGACTTGTACGAGCAAGTCAACGCCTATGACGTAGATGACGTCAAGGACGCATGCGACATTTTTGTCGCAATTTCGGAAATGAAGACAAGCATCGGTCTCATTTTCGACGAGATGCAGAAAAAGACTCTCGACGCCCTTGATGATGAAATCGTGAACGTCAACGAACAGATTTCTGTCGAAAAGAGGTGGTCCACCCCCCGCAAGGCGTGGCGCCACGCCGAGTTGACAGAAGAGGTGACGCAACGTATTCTGCGGATGTCCATAGATATGGACACCGGCGAGCGCACGCTCACCACGGAAGAGATGATGAAGAAATTGATGGACTTCGTGAACCCGTCGTACTGGCGAGTGAAGGCCCTCAACGAAATCGGCATCTCGGCAGACCAGTATTGCGACGTCGGCGAGTCAAAGCCGTCCATATATATAAACCGCCCGAAGACGAACTAAAGCGAGATTTTCCACATGTCAAACCTATATGAAGCACTATCAAACCCTTTCCCTCCCGAGATGGAGCGCACCCTGAACAAGGGCGGCACCCGCCTCACCTACATCCCTGTCTCCGAAGTCATCACTCGTCTGAACCGCGTGTTCGGCGTCGGTGGCTGGAGCAGCCAGATTGTGTCTTGCAAGCGAGACGATCTGGACCCCGACTACATCGTGGCCTCAGTGACGCTCAGCGCACGCATTGCCGGCGAGGACGACAAGTTCACCGGCGGCTGGATCAGTCATGACGGCATCGGCGGTCAGAAGATCAAGCGGACCAAGAGCGGCGACATTGTTGATCTTGGTGACGAGATGAAGGGCGCAGTTTCTGACGCCTTGAAGAAGGCGGCACAGCAGTTCGGCATCGGCCTGTACCTCGCCCGAGACATCGACGCCGTGGAAATGGAAGCGGCCGAGGCGGAAGCGGAAGGCGTCGCCGACCTGTACGCAAACTTCAAGAGCCTCAGGGATGGGATGAACGAAGATGAGGTAGAGCAGATCCGCACGTTCTGGTCAGAATGGAGCGGTGGTCGCCCTGTCCCCAAGCCCGCAGAGTTCACTCAGCGAGAACTCGAAGCGTTGATCGCCGAATGTGTCCGCATCAAGTTCGACGGCACCCTGTCCGTGAAGACTGGTGAAGACGACGACGAATCGTGACTGAACTAAAGCCCCCTCCGCACCTTTCCCCGTCCTCAATTGGCACGTGGAAACAGTGCCCGCTCAAGTTCAAGTATTCGAAAATTGACGGCATTCGGGAACCGCCCACCGAGGCGACCCTCATGGGTAACTTCGTGCACGAAATTCTTGAAGACGTATACGCTCTTGAACCCGAAGAACGAACGATCGATGTTGCTCGCCAGATCGCCAGACGAATTTGGGATGAAAAATATTCGTCCGAAGTTCACGGCTATGTACACACAAAAAAACTCAACGACTTTCGTTGGAACTCGTGGTTTTGTGTCGAAAACTTGTGGGCATTAGAGCAGCCGAGTGAAACCTTTATAAACGGCATCGAGTACGAACTCAACGGCCAGATTGAGGGTGTGACCCTAAAAGGTTTTATCGACAGGTATTCGCTGGTTGATGGACACATGGTTATCGGCGATTACAAGACGGGAAAGGTTCCTCGCAAACAATGGGAAGAAGACAAGTTCACGCAATTGTTTATCTACTCAGCGCTTGTTCAGGAGTTGGGCGTAGCAGAAGTTGATCAAGTCGAACTTCTGTACCTAAAAGGCCCTAAAAAAATCTCACGCGAAGTAACACCGCAGCACATAGAAGAAGTGACAGAAACAATCGTTACGGTAAAACATGAAATCGACAAGGCTTGCGAGGACGAGAATTTCCCGACCGTCAAGTCGAAGTTGTGCGATTGGTGTTTCTTCAAAAAGCAATGTCCGGCGTGGCGCAGGTAAGCCACCTCCCCAGAAAGAAAATGTTTACATGATGAAAATGACAGACGACACGTTCGCAAAACTTGTCGCAGAAGAAGTGAAGAACCGTGTCGATCAAGACACGCGAGACATCTTGCTAGAGCCTGAAAACTGGAGTCGTTGGGAGAGAGCGCTCATCGTTCTCGTCGAGAATCTCAACAGCCAGTTACGCCAAATCGAGGAGGACGTGCAGTCCGACCGGGAAAGGTACGGCAACATCGAAGACGGACACATCCTTCTTGCGGAGGCGCTCGGCGCCTACGAGAACCGCAAGAAGAAGATTGAGCGGTTCCGCTTCCACGTCGAGAAGCGACTGACCCAAGTCAGCAAGATGATCGCGACTGGCGTGAAGATGGAAGATGATCTAGGCAAGACACTGATCTTGTTGAAGAATTCCATCAAGAAGCACAAGGAGATGATGCTTCACTACGACCTTGAAGAAACGGCTATTGATAGGGCGTTGTGGGATGCCCTGGATGGCTACTGGAACTTTGACAAGATCACCGAAAGGGACCTCTGACATGAATGAGAGAAAGCATTCGCGGGCAATGTATGTGCAGGGTTGTCGGTGTGAGATTTGCACGAAGGCGAACAAGGAGTATCAGAGGGCGTACATGCGTGAATGGCGCCAGAAGAAAGTTGAGCAAAGAAAAACGTCTGCTGCGACGTGAAGCGCAAAAAGCCGCTTCAGCAGAAAACGCCATTGAAGCGAGGGGGTAAACTCAATCAACGTTCACAAAAAACAACTAAAAAGTATGAAGAACGTAGACCCCTTGTGGCACGATTACTCAAGGAAAGGCCGGCGTGTGAGGCGTGCCCAGTTTTCGCCCGACATGATGGGGTCGCCACATTTACCCAGCGTGCTAGTGTCGACATCCATGAGGTCGTCCGGCGCAGCCAAGGCGGGTCAATTCTTGACGAAAGTAATCTTCTCGCTGTGTGTCGCGTCTGCCATCGTCGTATCGGCGATTACCCTGCGTTGGCTTTCTCGTTAGGTCTGGCGAAACACGGATGGGAACGATGAGACGGAGCGTGATGGGTCTCGATCTTTCGCTTACGTCGACAGGCGTGTCCTGTGACGACAGAACGTGGACGATTGCCGCGAAATCGAAGGGCGCTCAACGCCTGTACGACATCCGCGCCAGACTCCGCGTAGACGTGGCGAGCAACCATCACCCCGGTGTCG